GCTAAAAGCAAATATGAAGATAGTCGGTGCTACTGAGTATGCGGTTGTTTTATATCGTGATAAATTGCCAAAATTCAATAACAACAATCGCATGATATTCAACTGGTTTAAGTGGGAAAGAGATACACAAACACCGAAGATACACCCTACACAGAAGCCAGTACAGTTATTAAAACAACTAATAGAAATATTTACAGATGAGGGCGATGTCGTTATAGATCCATGCGCTGGTAGCGGTTCAACACTAAGAGCATGTGCTGAAATAAATAGATCTTGTTACGGTTTTGAAATCAAGAAAGACTATTACAAATTAGCAAAGCAGAAAATTTTAAAAGATGTACAGCAAAGTTTGATTTTGTAAGAGGAAAGGATAAGGAAAACTTATGAAGAACAAAGAAAAATATGATTTAAGAGATATTTCATACGATCTTGAAGTGGATAGGGGTGGATATGATTTTGTTATTTATTACACTTCTATGGAAATTTATAGAGAGTTTTTTAGCGGTTCTATTTCAATATGCAGTGCTTTCACAAAATGGTTGGAAGCAGAATATATTCCAAATATTCTAACTGAAAAAGAAAATGCTTATTTATCAGCGGTTATCAAGCCGTTTAGAGATAGAGTTAAATGTGTTAAAAAAATAGTTCATAAAAGAGAATTTTTAAAAATTTTCTTGGAAGATGAATCTATTGCATTTCCATACTTTGAAAAAGGCACAATGTACAAAGGTATGGAAGAAGGAAGAGAATACACCTTAGAGGACTTAGGACTATGAAGAATAAAGAAAAATATTCTTTGGATAAGTTGATAGTATCTGTCACATACGAAATTGTGGGTATTGCAAGCATAAAAATTTATCATGGTATAAAGCGTGTTTACTACAAAAGTTACGATGTTGAAGAATTTGCTTTACGGTGGATAACCGACTTTATTAAGTGGTTAGAAAAAGATGATGGAAAAGAATATAAACCACAAATTCTTACAGATAAAGAAAAGGCTTATCTATCAGCAATAATAAAGCCGTTTGGGAATAAAAAGATAATGATTGGGAGATTGCGTCATTTATTCGGTGAAGAAGAATATATATGGATTGACATTGATGGATACCACTTTACATTGCCACACTTTAAAAAAGGCAAAATGTATAAAGGTATGGAATTAAATAAGTTTTATACATCGGAGGAACTTGGGCTATGAAATATGATTATATGCAAATAACCACTTTACCAAACAGAAAAGGTAAATATTTGGCACTTGTGAAAGGTAATAAAATGACAGTAGTTGCAAGATTTATAAATGATGAATGCATACAAGAATTTCAATATTTTGTTATTACAGTTATGACGGATGATAAGCAATGAGTTACAGAAAGTCATTAAGTTATATTGCGCGCCAGCTGAAGAACCCAAACGACAGCAACGCTTTTAAGGACATGGAAGAATTAGTGGAACGTGCTACACCAAAGCAAGTGAAAAACAGAACAGCAATCATGTCTTACAACAAAACACACATTCTAAACCACACGGGCTATTGTCCAGTGTGTGATAAAGCGGTGTCGCATAGCGCATTTGTGGCTAAAGACGGCGTGTTCTGTGACGATTGCGGGCAAGCGCTAGATTGGGGGAAGTAATGGAAAAGCATCAAGAAGATTTTGAACCAGTTTTTGAGGGAATGTCATTTTCAAATATAGAGTGCAAAGGTTTTCCTGATAGTGTGACTATAAGCAACGGGAAAGACTTACGCAATTTTGAAACTAGAGATTATGTACCACTTGAAGCGTTGGAAGAATATGTCCCACTAAAAACGGTGGAAGAACTTATTGAAAAGGCTACACCGAAGAAACCCGAAATCACAATCCATAATGGGTTTTGCCCTAATTGTCATAATGCATTCGGACTTGAACGAACACAGCGAGCAATGCTCAAACCATATTGGCTTAGTTTTTGCCCGTGTTGTGGACAGGCACTAGACTGGGGGAAGCAATGAAAAGTGAAGAAATAGGAATATTGGAAGCACGAAAAACGCCAGTATTCACAATAGAAGAAGTTGAAAAGATGCTTGAATGCGAAAAAACATTGTTGGAAAACAAACAAGTTACACGTGAAGTTTACATGAGCCAGCTAAGCATGATAAACACTATCAAAAAACAATTTGAATTAGCATTCAATGGAAAGTGTAAGAAATTATGATAACAAAAGAGAAATTTCAGTACACAGACGGCAAAATGAAAGGCTTCAGGCACACAATCGCAATGATCATGCAACTAGGCGATAGATTGGAAGAGCTGGCAAGCATACTTTCAGGAAATACGCTAAAGTCACCGTCTATCAAATCACCTGAAGAAGCAAAGTATCAAAGCGGAACAAGAATATTCCACGATAACCTAATAGCACTATCTGCTGAAGAAGAAGAAACACGCAAAGAGTACGATAGATACGAGCGTGAATATAAGGACTATGCTACATTCTTTCGGAAGTTAGACGATAGCGAAATAGAAATCTTACGCCTTAGATACGAGAACGGGTTCGATTATGTGACGATAGCAAAAATCCTATATACATCTCATGGGTATGTTTATAAAAAGATTTGCCAAATTTTAGATAAATGGTGATTTGTGGAAATCGCCACGCTAAAATGATGTTATAATGGCAATAGGCAAAAACCATGAGAGAAATTTCATGGTTTTTTCTGTATAGACTGGAAGATAACTTTCTTCATTTGTTTTCCAAAAAATAACCTCATGTACTCATAAAATCTCCTTTTGCTTTCTTCCAGTCTATTTAGTTAGAAAGGGACACAATGGAATTTGTTAAAGTCAAGATAAGTGACATATTGCCAGCTGAATACAATCCAAGAAAAGAATTGAAGCCTGATGATGAAGAATTTATCAAGATTAGCAATTCCATTGATGAATTTGGATATAGTGAGCCGATTATCGTTAATAAAGACATGACGATCATTGGTGGACATCAGCGGTTAAACGTACTGAAGTACAAAGGTATCGAAGAAATCGAAGTGATAAAGTTGGACTTGCCTAAAAGCAAGGAAAAAGCATTGAACATAGCCTTGAATAAAATCACGGGCTATTGGGATATGGACAGATTGACTGATTTGCTGCTTGATTTAGGCAATGACGGCTATGATCTAGAACTCACAGGATTTGACATGGACGAGATAGGCGGTTTATTCAGTGAACCTGAAGAAAAAGAAAACGCTAGAATGAACACGGTGAACCATTACAACCTACAAATCTATGATGAAACGGAAACAGACGGCTTCTATCAGATGCCAGTAATCAAAAATGACGGATTTATTCCAAGCGATTTGATTGGATTTAACTATGCAATGACTAGCAAGAATAAAAACGTGGGTATTCATTGCTTTGTTGATGACTATCAGTTTGAGCGCCTATGGAATAGACCTGATGAATACGTGGACATGCTAAGTGAATATGAATGTGTGCTGAGTCCTGATTTTAGTTTGTATATGAATATGCCTATGGCCATGAAGATTTGGAACGTGTATCGTTCGAGATTGCTAGGGCAATATTGGCAAAGCAAAGGTATCAAGGTGATACCTACAATCAGTTGGGCGGAAGAAGACACATTCACATTCTGTTTTGACGGAATACCTGAAAAGTCTATCGTTGCTATTAGCACAATAGGCGTTAAAAGGGAAGATGAAGCATTTGAGGTATGGAAAAACGGCGTTGATGCAATGATACAGAAAATCAAGCCTGAAACGATACTTGTATATGGTGGACAAGTGGAATATGATTATGGCGAAAAGATAAAGGTGATTTATTTTGATAATAAAGTCACAGAAAGGTTGAAGAAACATGGAAAGAAATAAATTTATAGATAATCTTGAAATAACTGGTAAATACTTTCTAAAAGACGGAAAGCACGAAATTGAAGTATATACAGAATGCGTGCTAGGAATTGACGGGAAGAGAAGAAAATACAAGTCCTATGATGAATTGTTTGATGTAAAGATTGATAATGTGACAGTCGGTGAATTAGTCGATAAGTTGAAGCATTATGATCAATCTTTCAAGTATCACATACCAGTTATGTTTTTTAACGAAAAAGGGGAAGAAGTTGAATAATCAAAAAGGCGCTTAAAAGGCGCTTTTTATTTTTATGGAGGAAAAGGAAAATGGGCGGACGTGGCGCAAAAATAGTAATTGGAACAAATGCAGGCGGTGGAGGTTCTAGAAATGGAAGCGCAGATGATAGAGAACTTGCAGCGCGTGTGAATAGACTCTACAAAGGGAATAAGCAATCAATCGACAACATGCGTATGAATTTTAGAAACGAAGTTATAAACGATAACATAGAACACATGATCGCTGTCGATAGTGACGGATTTGCACATGTTATGCGACGTGGTGATAGCGGTTCTGTCGGCATACGTAATGAAGAAGTTGCTGGCAAGTTTGTTTTTCATAATCACCCTGATAGAGCAAATGGTGATAGTGGCGGCACATTCTCACGTGCAGACTTGGCTGTAACAGCAGAAAATGACTCACTTGGTATTGGCGCATCAGAAAGAAAAGGTGACTGGATTTTTGCAAAAACAAAGAACTTCAAACCAAAGGAATTTGTGAAGGGGTTACAAAAATCACCAGTAACAAACACTGTTATTGTTGTTGGCAATGAAACAAGCGCGCAGGCATACGAAAGAACACAAAGGCAAACAATGAATTGGCTAAGAGCAAATCAAAAGCGCTATGGTTATAAATTCACTTTCAAAGAGGATAAGAATTTGGGCGCTGGTGCTGTTCCGCTTAGTGTTCTAGTCAATAGAAGAAAAAAGTAAGGTGAATAATGGCTACAGATAACAAGCATATAAGCCCGTGCCACAAGTGCAAATATCAAAACAGATGCACGAAAGGGCGGAATTGCAAGGACTATCAAAAGTGGCTAAAAGACTTCAAAAGAAGCAAATAGAAAGGGTATAACATGGGCGGACGTGGCGCAGGAATAAAAATAAAAACACATGAAGATACCGATATTTTAGAGTGGTATGCAAGCGGCGATGGAATGTGGATAAACAACTATCTAAGAGGTTTGAACAATGAAATAACACTAACAGATGAAGAACTAAGCAGAATATCACGATTAGACAAAGCCACGAACGAAAAAGTAAAGGAAGATACGCTATATAGAAGTGTTGATGCGAGCGCCATATTTGGAAAAATGACACAATCACAATATGAATACTTGCAAAACTATATCCAAGACGGTGAAAACGCACTTGGTAAAGGTGCTTATGCTCAAAAGGTAATGGCTGAAGCAAAGCGAATTGCAAACGCGCCGCTGAACAAAATCATTACAGATAAAGGATACATGAGTACCACTACAGATAGCGCAATAGCGGAAGAGTGGGGCGGCTTCACTGGATCAAGTAAACCAGTCGTCCTGAAAATCAAAACAAGCAAAAACACACGCGGAAAGGACATTTCATTTTTAGATAAAAACGTGTCCGAAGATATGGCACAGAAAGAAAGGCTATTGAAGCGTGGACAATCGTACATACCGAAAAAGGTATATATGAAAAACGGCAATATTTATGTTGATGTAAGTATGATTTGAGCATCATAGAAAGGACGGGCGAGAAATGGCGAATAAGAGCCAAAAGGGGAAAAATGATAAAGACATCAAGGAAACCAAAAAGACGGCTAAAACGAGCCAAAACAAGCCCAAAACGTCAAAAAATAAGGGACACGATAACCTAATTCCAGTAACTCAGAGAAGCAAGGAAGAAGCAAGGGCTATCAGCCGCAATGGTGGTATCAAGTCGGGACAGACAAGAAAACGCAAAAAAGAACTCAGGGAAACGTTTAAAGCGTTGCTATCTTTGCCACCAACACAAAGGGATAAAGAAACAGTCGCTAAGGCTTTAGGCGTTGAACCTGAAGTAATAGAGTCACAAGAAACCATATTAGCCGTTGCGATGATGTCACAGGCTAGAAAAGGCAACGTCAAGGCGTTTGAAGCGGTGAATAGAATTGTAAACGGTGAAAGCCTAACGGATAAAGAAGACATCAAGATACGGCGTGCAGAATTAAAGATGAAGCAAGAAAAGCACGCCATCGAGATGGAACAATACGAAGCAGAACACAAGAAGAAAGACGGTAAAGCATATAAGGGTATTCCAGCCCTATGCATAGCGCCGTCTTTTTCTCAATTCTTATGGGACGTACACAATCATAGTGTGCATGAATTTATCCAAAAGGGCGGACGTGGTAGTACAAAATCGTCATGTATCGCATTAGCAATCATTGATCTAATGATGCAGGACGATAATTACAATGCTTTAGTCATGCGCCAAGTATCAAATACAATAAAAGACTCAGTATATAACCAGCTTAAATGGGCTATTGATAAGCTGGAATTAGACAGCGAATTCAAATGTACGAAATCCCCTATGGAAATCACGCGTACAGCAACGGGGCAAAAAATATTCTTCCGTGGCGCAGATGACCCATTAAAGATTAAGTCAATCAAAGCGGAAAAAGGCTATATCGCTATTGTTTGGTTTGAAGAGTTAGACCAATTCTATGGTAGTGAAACAGTCAGAAACATAGAACAGTCAGCCGTGCGTGGTGGTGATAAAGCATGGATTTTTAAGTCATTCAACCCACCAAAGACGGCTAATAACTGGGCTAATGAATATGTACTCTTACAAAAGGACGGAATGAAAGTCTATCATTCCACATATCAGACAGTACCAAGCGAATGGCTGGGTAAGAACTGGTTAGATGAAGCGGAAGCATTAAAAGAGATAAACCCTAAGGCTTACGAAAATGAGTATCTAGGGGAAGTAAACGGCACTGGCGGAAATGTATTTGAAAACGTGACTATCAGAGAAATCACCGATGAAGAAATAAACAACTTCAACTATACATATAACGGTTTGGACTGGGGCTGGTTCCCTGACCCACTTAACTTTACGAGATGTTGCTATGACAGCACACATATGACGTTGTACATTTACGCTGAATTCAGGGCTAATAAGATGCCTAACGAAGACGTGGCGGAAGTATTGAAGACTGAATTCAAGATTGGTGATGAGATCGTGACGTGTGATAGCGCTGAAAATAAGTCTATTGCTGACTTGCGAGCGTTTGGTATATCAGCACGTGGCGCAGAAAAGGGCGCTGGAAGTGTGGCGTATTCTATGAAGTGGTTATCGTCACTAAAAGAAATCGTGATAGATAGCAAGCGATGCCCTAATGCAGCTATGGAATTCACGCACTATGAATACATGCGCGACAAAGACGGGCAAGTGGTAAGCGGCTATCCTGATAAAGATAACCACAGTATAGACAGCGTACGATACGCATTAAACCCTGTTTGGAAGAAGAAAGGGCAATGATGAACATACTTAGAAAGATTATAGATTTTATCAAGGGGGTATATGAAAAAATGTTTGGAAGCACACAACTTGAAAAACTAACTGGCAAGCGTGTAATTCTATCCCAACCAATGATTGAACGATTGGAACTATGGGACAAGATGCTATGCGGAAAAGCGCCGTGGACAGATGAAACAGAAAACTATTCAGGCGTTAAAAGTCTAGGCTTAGAGGGCGCTGTATGTTCTGAATTTGCTAACGTGACTTTATCCGAAATGGAAACAAGTTTGGACAATGACAAGTTGAACGAACTCTACCAAAAGGCACTAAGGAACTTCAATGAACACTTTCAAACAGGCTTGGGCTTAGGTTCTATGGTTATCAAGCCTATTGGAAACACTGGAAACGTTGAATACATTCCAGCTGATAGAATTATCCCCTTTGAATTTGGCGATGATGGGCGATTGTTAAAGGTTGCATTCATTCAAGTTAAGGAAATTGACAAGGATACTAAGTATTATCGGTTTGAATATCACGAACTCACACCGGAGGGCTTGCATATTCAGAATAAGGCTTATAAAGGGAACGGCGGCGACATTGGAAATCAAGTACCTTTATCAACAGTTGATGAGTGGGCGCAACTGTACGAAGACGTTCTTTATCAGGGAATGGATCGTATGGACTTTGGTTATTACAGAAACCCTATTCCTAATCGAATTGATAAGAGCAAGAATGGCGTTTCTATTTTTGAAAAGGCTATCGAGCAAATCAAGAAAGCAGACCAACAATTTGGGCGTTTGGACTGGGAATACGCCAGCGGTGAGCGCTTTATCTTTGCTGACTATACAGCGGTTAAGAAAAAGCAAGATGGCTCATTTAGAATGCCTAAGAGCAAAGAACGTTTACTAATTCCATACGATGCTGATACAACAAACGGCGATAAGACATTAGACGAATTCAGCCCAACGATGCGTGATGCTTCATATATTGCTGGATTGAACGAATATAAGCGACTGGTAGAGTTTAATTGCTGCCTTGCTTATGGTGATTTATCTAAAAACGAAAGCGTGGAAAAGACAGCAAAGGAAATCAAGGCAAGCGAAAACCGCAAATATAACATGGTGAACGCTATCCAAATGAACTTGAAATCATGCTTGGAAGACTTGGCACATGCTATCGCATTCTATCAAGCCATGTTCACAGTTGATTTTGGCTTTAATTGTACATTCCACGACTCAATCAAGACGGACGAAGAAACAGAACGCGCACAAGACCGCATAGACGTTGCTAGTGGCTTTATGTCACCTGTTGAATATCGAATGAAGTGGTACGGTGAAGATGAAAAGACAGCCATGAGTAAGATTGCAGAAATCAGGGGAATGATAACAGAGGGTGAACAACCTTAATGTTCAGTGAAGAAGATCTAAAAAAAGTACCTGAATTTCTAGCGCAATCAATGCAACGACTGGAAAGCGAGATACTAGCGGATATTATCCGAAGAATAGAACAAGCTGGACACATTACACGCACAGCAGATTATGAATTGTATAGACTGTCACAGTTGAACGGCTTTAATAAAGACTATCGGAAACTGATACAACAAGCCTTAGATCTATCCGATGCGCAAATGAAAGAACTGTATGATCGTGTGATTGCTGACGGATATGCACGTGATGAAGCGCTATATAAAGGCGCTGGCGTGGACTTTGTACCGTTATCAGAGAATGCCGAACTGTTGCAACTAATGGAAGCCGTACAGAAGCAAACGCTATCAGACATTAAGAACATAACTAATGCATTAGGCTTCACGGTGGACGGGCAATTTAAGAGCGTACAAGGCTATTATGGTGAGTTACTTAATAAAACCTTGATAGAAGTATCAACGGGCGTATTTGATTACAATACAGCGCTAAAAAAGACCGTAAATGAATTGACGGCTAGTGGTGTACGGTATATCGAGTACGAAAGCGGAAGACATGATCGCATTGATGTTGCTGTAAGGCGTGCTGTCATGACCGGAATGCGACAAGTCACAGCAAAGATTGAAGATGATAACGCTGAGAAATTGCATACTGATTTATTTGAAGTATCAGCACACCCAACGGCTAGACCGTCACATGCATTGTGGCAAGGCAAGATATACACCAAACAGCAACTCATAGACATTTGCGGACTAGGTGAAGCTGGCGGATTGTGTGGTGTGAACTGTTACCACCATTACATGCCATTTATAAGCGGTTTTAGCGAGCGAAGATACACGGACGAGGAATTATCCAAACTGTACCAAAGAACGCTTGAAACGCACGAATACGGCGGTAAGGAATACACTCTATACGAAGCAACACAGCGCATGCGCGCACTAGAAAGACGAATGCGTGTTCAGGACGAAAGAATAGCGCTGCTCAAAAAGGGTAATGCTGATAAAGCGGACATAACCATTATGAAGAACCGCAGAACAGCAACGTATAACGAATATAAAGAATTTGCGAAAGCAATGGGCTTGCCTGAAGAAATGGCAAGAGTATTCACTAAAGGGAACTAAAGCGCTATATGCGCTTTTTTCTATTGGCAACTATGCCTTAAATAGCAACTCTTTAGCAGATTGGCGACCTGCTTTAACAACGCCTAATAGGAGGAAAAATGAAAAAAGAAGAATTACAAAAGTTGGGACTAACTGACGAACAAATCAACGAAGTTTTTAAGATGAATGGCTTAGACGTAAACGGTGCAAAGGGCGAATTAGAGAACGCCAAGAAAGAATTAGAAGACTATAAAGCACAGTTTACAAGCACACAAGCGGAACTTAAGAAGCTGCAAGAGTTAAAGCCTGAGGAACTTTCTAAACAGGTAAGTGATCTAAACGAAAAACTATCAACACAGAAAGCAGACTATGAAAAGCAAATCGCTGATAGAAACTTCAATGATCTATTGACGAAGTCGGTCGCGACAGCTGGAGGACGTGAAACAAAAGCAATCATGCCATTCTTGGACATCGAAGCATTAAAGGCTTCTAAGAACCAAGAAACAGACATCAAGAATGCGATTGATGCCGTTAAACAGGAGCATGATTACTTATTTACTTCTACCGAACCAGTAAAGAACGCTGTTTCCAATACATCAAGCAACGGTGACTCAGGAAGCAACGCCATTGATCTAGCGAAAGCAATCATGGGCATTAAGGCAGAATAGGAGGACTAGATAAAATGCCAAACAACATTCAATTATTTAAGAATTACATCGACTTACTAGACACAGTTTACAAACAAGCATCACTTACAGCCATCTTAGATAGTGACACAAGCCTATTACAGATGACAGCCAACGGTAAAGAATTCCTTATTCCTAAGATGGAAATGGACGGCTTAGGTGAATATAACCGTCAAACTGGATACCCTGTTGGTTCAGTAACATTAGACTTTGAAACAAAAGCGCCTAACTTTGACCGTGCTAGAGTATTCCAGGTTGACAAGATGGATAATATCGAAACAGCAAAGATTGCTTTCGGACGTTTAGCATCTGAATTCATCAGAACAAAGGCTGTACCTGAAATTGATGCGACACGTTTCGCAACATATTGCGCAAAGGGTACACCAGTTGTTAGCGCAGCATTAGCAACAGGTGAAGCATGGATTAAGGCTGTATCTGATGCCGTTGCAAAGATGGACGAAGCAGAAGTGCCAACAGAGGGACGTATCCTTTACATCACACCAACTGGCTTACGCGCTATTCAGGACTTAGATACAACCAAGTCACGTGAGGTATTGACATCTTTCGCAGCTATCGTGAAAGTACCACAGGCACGTTTCTATACAGCAATCAAGTCATTATCAGGCAAGACTGGTGAAGAAAAGGGCGGCTTTGAAAAGGCTACAACTGGTAAGGAATTAAACTTCCAAATCGTACACCCAAGCGCACTCATGCAGGTTGCAAAGGATATTGTCAATAAGATTGTTGACCCTGAAGCAAATCAGGACGGCGACTGGTGGAAATTCTTCTTCCACTTGTACGGTATCAACGAAGTGTACGAGAACAAGAAGTCAGGCATCTACTCTCACTCTAAGGCTTAATGGCTAAAATCACAGGCGTAATCTTTATCGGCGAGGAACAAATCACCTATATTGGTGAAATGCCCGCCGATATTGATGCGGAATTAAAAGAAGCGGAAGAAAAGAAGCCGAACCGTACAGAAAAGAAGACAAAAGAAAAGAAGTAACAAGGAGGGTGCATGATATTTGCTGATTATCAGTTTTACAAGGAACAATACCTATTAGGAAAAAGCCCTTTGATACCTGAAAACGAATTCAAATTTTACGCTAACAAAGCCAGCCACGAAATACTGAACAGAATTAAGTTTGACTTTGACGGTGAAGCGATTGAAGAAATGAAGCAGGCTATGTGTGAATTGGCGGAGGTACAATTCAGCCAGTCAAATAGCAATTCTGCAAGTGTTCCGCTAGGCATTGCAAGCGAAAAAGTTGGGGAATATACAGTCACTTATAAAGGCAATTCAAATATTGAAATCGAGCGTGATTATACGTTAAGAGTGACTAGCATCCTTAAAAAGTGGCTAGGTAAAACGGGCTATTTATACAGGGGTATATGATCATGTACGCAAATACATCATGTACCCTTTATCTTAAAAGTAACGGTTATAAAAAAGTCTTTATTGATGAGTGTTTTTTGACAAAAACCAGCATTGCAAGCATGAATAAACAAGGGCGCACGTATGAAGAAAGCGCCTTTTGTATGTTTGATGGACACACAGACTTACAGTTTACTAAGGGGAAAGACTTACTGATTGAGGGCGCATGTGAGATTGAAATAGATAGCACAGATGCACGCAAGCAATCAGAAAGCATGGATAAGCTGGTAAAGGCTGGCGCATTTACAATCATGCTTGCCGACTATAAAAAGTACGGCTCACAATCAATGCAACATTGGGAGGTATCATGCAAATAGTTGGTAAGATACACTTCAAAGAAGTTGAACAACTGTTGGCAGAGCGTGGACTCAATGGCGGTGGCAAAGTACAGAAGTTTATAGACAATGAAGTTATGCGGCAATCATTGCCATACATGCCTAACATGAATGGTGTGTTACAAAACGCAATGATGTCACAAACGGTTATTGGCTCAGGTGAGATAAGGCAGAATACACCTTATGCACGGTATCAATACTATGGCGTGCTTTTCGTTGACCCAATCACCTTAAAGGGTTCATTCTATGATGCCCGTACAGGTAGGCATTGGAGTCGCAAGGGCGTTGCTAAAATACCCGACCCAAACGGTAGAATGTTGAACTATAATACTTCAAAAAATGCTTTGGCTGGTTCTCATTGGTTCGATAGGGCTATGAAAGACCACGGCGAAAGCATAGGACGTGCCGCCGCAAGATTAGCGAAAGGTAGATTTGTCAAATGAACGTAATAGAAACAATTAAGAAGATTTTAACCGACTGTCCTTTAATGGACGAATTTAACGACAATATCCACATTGACTACATGTCACTAGGTGACAAACAGGAAATGGACACGGGCGTATATCCACTAGGTACATCGCTAGTAAGTGGGGACATCTTAGGAAATAAGAAGTATCATATCAATTTCAGCGTATTTGCTGATAAAAAAGCGTATGAAGACTATGATCGCTTGAATAATAGCGGCTTTCTTCTATCGCTTACTTATTATCTAAACCAGCTTAAAGACATAGCGATAACCGAAGACGTAAACGGTGAAGAAAAGAACGGGCTTATCACTAAGATTAGCGCCGGAAATGGCTTGCTGTTTAGCGTTCCAAGTGGGGATATTAACGACGGTGTCACATATCAAATTCAAATCGGTGTGGATTACACAATATACAAGTAAAGGAGGGCTAGAAAATGCCACAGCCAGCAACACAAACACAGACAAATGGCGCTATTGCACGTGAATTCTTAGCACATTACATCAATGCAACGCCAAAGGAAGCAACAGCAAAGTATGTTCGTATCGGTAAGGACTTAGAAGAGTACGACATTACTCTTAATGCTGAAGTATCAAAGAAGAAAAACATCTTAGGCGAGAACTCAGTCAAGGTATCTTCTTATGACCCGTCCAGCTCAGTCGATACATACTATGCTGAAAAAGGGAATGCATTATACACATTCTTACAGGATATTGTTGATAATCGCAAGAAGTTAGACGATGTTAAAACAACAGTACTTGAAGTACACACTTGGGACGGCACTACCGGCGCATACGTTGCGTATGAAGAAGAAGTGTTTATCGAAGTGAAGAAGTATGGTGGTAAGAGTGATGGATACCAAATCCCATTCGACGTACACTATACAGGCAAGCGCAAGAAAGGTAAGTTTAACGAAACAACTAACGCTTTCACGGCTGACAGTAACTAATTAGGCGGTATTAAAAACCGCCTTTTTTATTTTAAGAAAGGAAACCAACAATATGGCGATGAATATTAATTTTGATGATGGTATTGAAGAAATCACCATCAACAACGATAAGAACAGAGTTTTAAGAGTGAATGTCCGTGACATTGGAATTTTAGATCGTGTCCAACATGTAGCAGACAACTTCCAAAACCAAATCAAAACACTAGGCGAAGAACTAACAATCACAAGTGACGGTGAAGCTGCCGTTCCTGAAATTGCTGAAGCCGTACGCAGAATTAACCAAGAAATGCGCACGGAATTTGACAGTATTTTCTATGATGGTGCAAGTGAAATTGTATTTGGAAAGCAGAACCCTTTATCCATGAGTAACGGGAACACTATTTTCAATAACTTCATGACGGCTTTCGCTGAGTACATTAAGCCATTTATCGAAAAAGAAACTAAGAAGATGCAAAAGAACATCGAAAAGTATCGCAAGGCGTATAAGAAGAAATGATAGGGCAATTACCGACAACTATCACGGTAAATGGTAAAGAACTAAACATAGAAACGGACTTCAGAACGGCGCTATTAGTGCTTGTTGCTTGCAATGATGTTGAACTATCGGACAGAGAAAAAGTTTATATCATGGTTGATGCACTTGTGGGCTTTGAGAACTTGGAACGCGAAGACGTGGAAGAAGCAATCAAGCAATGCTCATGGTTTATGGACGGTGGCAAAGACTATTCTAAAGCGATAAACAAGCCGAAATTAATGGATTGGGAACAAGACGAACAAATCATTTTCAGTGCTATAAACCGTGTAGCTGGTAAGGAAGTACGTACAGAGTCATATTTGCATTGGTGGTCTTTCTTAGGATATTTCAACGAAATTCAAGAGGGACTGTTTTCTAATATCCTGAATATTAGACAGAAAAAAGCGAAACATAAACAGTTGGAAAAGTGGGAACAAGACTTTTATAGAGATAACAAAGATTTGATTGATTTTAAGACTGTTTATACAGAAGCGGAAAAAGAAGAAATACGTAAGATCAACGAACGTTTTAAATAGAAAGGAGGTTTTTAATGTCAGACGGTGGAATTGTATTTGATACAAAAATAGACACGTCGGAATTCAAAAAAGGTGCGGCAGAGTTAAAGGCTGAATTAAAGGAATTAGAAGCACGACTCAAATTAACTGAACAAGCATCAAAATCTTTATATAACGCTTGGGAAAAAAGCAACTTCAAAGACAATAAGTTGCGAGAAGCGATGTCAAAGGCTGACGGCGAAGCGAAAATGCTAAGAAATAGCATCAAGGGCATTAAAGCCGAACTTGCAGCATTGCCTGATGATAAAGGCAAAGACGATGCCAAAGGTAAAGACATAAAGCCTAAGTTTTCGCTTAAAGGTGCATTAGGAAACGCTGGCGCATCGCTTGGGAAAGTTGCTAATGCTTTAACTGGTGGTGTGATAGGCGTTACAAAAAGTCTATTAGGATTTAACCAAGAACAAAACAAAGCAAATTCATTTGCTAATTCATTGGGTAAGTCCATTTTTTCATTAGGGAACATGTTCAAGTTGTTAGCGTTGAGAATGGTAATGCGCCAAGTATTAGCAGGCATCACGCAAGGCTTTGGACATGCTGTTGAATATTCTGAAGCATTAAAAACATCTATGAATGGCTTGGAAATGAGTACAGGTGCATTCGCAAATAGTTTAGGTGTAATGATCGCGCCACTAATCAACATGATAGCGCCTGTATTGTCACAAGTTATTGATTGGTTCACGGCAGCGGCAAACGCCGTGGCTCATTTCTTTGCTGTTTTAACGGGTGCCGGTTCATACATTGTGGCAAAAAAGAGTATTGCAAGCATATCGAGCGAACAAAAGAAAATGGCCGGTGCCGCTAAGGGTGCAACGAAAGCCCTGAAAGAAGAACAAGGCGCATTAGCTGGTATTGATGAAATTAACGATATATCCGATAAATCACACGCCGGAGGTGGCGGCGGAGGTGGTGGAGGTACGGCAGGACTTGACACCATGTTTGAAACCGTGGATACAGGCGCGCTTGACGGTATATGGAAAATGATTGCAGATGCTGACTGGCAAGGGCTAGGCATTACAATCGGAACAAAGATAAATGAAGCATTTGCTAGTATTGACTGGGCTGGAATAGGCGCAACAGCTGGCAAGGGTATTGACGGCGTTATTAAAACACTCTATTACACGCTTAAAACGATTGATTTTAAAGCAATCGGAAAAGATATTGCTACACTCTTAAACAATGCTATTGAAAACATTGATTTTAGCATTCTAGGGCGGTTATTAGTCCGTAAGACATTAGCTGGTATTGATTTCCTGATTGGCTTCTTCACTGGGCTTGATTATGGCGATATTGCAAAGTCCATTTCAGATTTCTTGATTGGTGGATTTAATGAAGCGACTGAGTGGTTACAAAGTTACGACTGGAAACAACTAGGCGAATTTATTGTAAGTGCAATCGTGGATTTCTTCAGCAATCTTGATGCTGGAGGTATTGCTTCAAGTTATGTAACATTCATCACTAACGCATTATTGTCGGCACTTGATCTATTGAGTGGCATTGTTGGCTCAGTATGTGACGGCATCTATGACTATTTCAAGGGTTATATTGACGATAGCGACTATGGAAGCGTTGGCGCGAATATCATTATGGGTATTCTAAATGGTATTTTAGACGGCTTAAAGGGTATTGCTACATGGCTTTGGGAAAATGTATGCAAGCCGATTATTGATGCTGTTAAAACACACTTTGGCATTCATTCACCGTCCACGGTTTTCGCTGAACTTGGCGAATTCTTAATGCAAGGCATGCTGAACGGTATCAAAAAAATTTGGGAAGACATTAAAGCATGGTTTGATGAAACATTTGGTGATTTGAAGAAATTCATTGCTGAAGCATGGACAGACATTTCTAAAAACACATCTGAAATGTGGGGTGGTATCGCTAAGATATTCACTAACGCATGGGATAACATCAAGTCCGTATGGGACGGCGTAACAGGCTTCTTTGGTGGCGTTTGGGACGGTATTAAGCAAGTGTTTGGTACAGTTGCTCAATGGTTCGGTGATACTTTCGGTGGCGCATGGCAAGCCGTTAAAAACGTGTTTAGCACAGGCGGCGCAATCTTCCAAGGTATCACGGAAGCAATCGCAAGAACTTTTAGAAGCATTGTCAATCACATTATTAGCGGTATCAATACAGTTGTTTCCGTGCCTTTTAACGCTATCAATGGCGCATTAAACGGACTTAGAAACTTCTCTATCATGGGTGCTTCTCCGTTTTCTTGGATACCAAGCGTAAGCGTGCCAAGTATTCCGTACCTTGCTAATGGTGCGGTTATTCCAGCAAATCATGAATTCTTGGCTGTATTGGGTGACCAAAAGAGTGGTACAAACATTGAAGCGCCACTTACTACAATTCAAGATGCAATGCGCACAGTAATGGACGAAAGAAGCGGTATTGCTGACGTGATTAACATGTTGGCTACACTGATTAGAGTTGTGCAAGAAAAGAACTTGCTAATTGAAGACGTTGGCAAGGCAGCTGTATCGTACATTATCGAAGAAACAAGCCGAACTGGTGAAAATCCAGTGGCTGTTTTAGGTTAGGAGGTAATATGGCAGAAATAGGTTATAAAATCAATGGCGTATTGTTGCCAACACCTGACATAGATCCTGATTGCACGGACGAAGATATGCACGGCAAGAGTTGGCGTGATGGTGGTGGCAAGCTACACTTTGTAATTTTGCGCCGTGATGTTATGTCCAAAAAACTGAAATGGCATTGGTTATCCAAAGAAGAATTTGAGAATTTGAAGAACCTTTGTCGCAAGGATATGGGCGGAACATACACATTTGAAAGCATTTCCGGCGAGGTTAGAACTGTATATACTGGTGCAAATCTCACCTATAAAGAACGAGTTACAGATAAAAACACGGGCGATGTCGCATATTTGGACGTTGCCCTTTCATTTATTGAAGTATAAGGAGGTAGCAAATGCTGAATATTCCTAATGATTTGAAGCAGAAATACACAGGCGATTTGCTACCGCCTGATGTTGTTTTAAATATAGCTGGAACAACATACACAAACAAAGACTTTACAAGTGGCTCACTTAAAATCAAAGAGTCGCTTTGTTCAAAAGATACGCTAGACCTAACAAGCGTTGAAGCATCAACACTCAAAGTTACGATTGCAAAAGAAAATGGAAACGTGACTGGGCTAATCGGTAAACGTGTTACAGCCAAACAAGGCGCACTTGATTTGGGCGTTTATACGATTGTGAATGCAAAGTTATCAACAGACTACACAACGGACATTGAATGTTACGATGACTTGAAGAAGTTTGTTGATGCTGATGTTTCGGATTGGTGGAATACGCAACTTGTATTCCCGTTGAGTCTTAAAGACTTGCTGATTAAGTTATGCGAGCGTGTCGGTGTCCTAACTGAACTACCTAACACATGGACTAACTCAGACATGCAAGTTACTAAAACGGCATATTTTCAGAACCTAAAGGCAAGCGAGTTGCTTGGATATATTCAGGAAGCAAGCGGCACATTCTTTAGAATGTCACGATCAGGCAAGTTGAAAGCAATAAACCCAAGCAAAACACCAACAGAAATTCCATACACAAGGCTTTTCAATGATGCGACAATCTCAGACACAGAAACGAAAGCCATCGAAAAACTAGCAATTAAATCAAGCGAAAAGGATTTAGGCGTTTCTTCAGGTAAGGCTGACGGTAACACATACTTAATACTTGCAAATCCGCTTTTATTTGGGCTATCCACAGCGCAGATGAAGTCTATATCGGATAAACTCTTTCCGGCTTATAAATGGCAAGCATACAAGCCTTGTAAGGCTTTCTATAAGAGTCTTCCATACTTAGAAGTTGGGGACTGGGTAAGGGTTACAACGTTCAAGGGGATTGTGGCTACATTCCCTATTTTCAGCCGTGAACTAAGCGACATAAATTTGATTGCTGACACGGTAGAAACAAAGGGTAAGAAAGAGCAAAAGAAGACAGTATCTTCAGCAAAGCAAATCCAAGTATTATCTTGGAACGTACACGAAATGGAAAATACTTTGGAAACCTTTAGAAGCGAGATTAAAAACATCACAACGGAAGTTGGAAACGCCAATAAAGGAACAAAGCAATACTATTTACAAACGGTATCAGCCAAAAAGCCGTCAAAGACTGACAGCGCATGGTCGGAAACGCAACCGGCTAGTATTGGCGGACAGCATATGTGGTATATGCTTGCTGACATCACGGCCAATGGTAGCGAAATTAGACATGATCCATTTGAACTAACAGGCATAAAGGGCGAAAGTGGGCGTGGCATCGTTGGAAGTCCAACACTAACATATCAAGCAAACACTAGCGCAACGGTTATCCCTACTGGCACATGGTCTAGTGATATTCCTTTAGTCAATGAGGGATATACATTGTGGACAAAGACAACATGGAAGTATAGCGACAATACAACAAGCGAAGTTTATACACCGTCAATCGCTGGTAAAGCTGGCAAGGGTATCAAGTCGGTAAAGCCTGAATACTATCTATCAACTTCAAAGACGGAAGTAACAGGTGGAACATGGCAAGAAACCCAACCACAGAAAACGGCTGATACTTGGATATGGCAACGATACAGAACTACATTCACGGACGAAAGCGTGGGATATTCTGATGCTATTAGGGACGATGTTTTGAATGGATTGGTTGAAGTATCTATCACCAACAAATCAACCATTGAGCAGCTGAATGGAAGCATTACACACTTAGTCAATCAGACAGCAGAAAATAGAACTGGGCTTGAAAGTGCAAAGACAGAAATTCAAACGTTGCAGAAACAAACAGCGGACGGCTTCAGCCGTACCGTACAGCGCACAGAATTTGACAAGACGGTTAGCACGATTTCTGAAAAGCTGGACGAAAACGGCTTGCATATTGGCTCAGATAAAGAAGATACCGTAACTACCGTTGATACAAACGGTGTAAACGTCAAAAAATCAGACGGCACACTGTTAGCAAAGTTTGATAAGGTGGACAGTATGCTTGCATATTTGCGTGTTCTTGAATATCTAAGTGCCGGCGCACATAGAATTGAAGCGCAAGACGTGGAAAGTGAGATAACACAGTTTGTCAATGGCACGATCAAGACAGCCAAAGTCAAAGCAAGTGTTATTAACTGGATTGGGGACGTTAAGAAATGATTAAACTAAGTAATGATTGGCAAGTCATAAAAGAAGTAACGCAAGAAGTCGGACAAGCAAATGTAACCTATAAATTGTGGGCTAGAGTAAACGCACAGCATCACAGTATCGAGTTAAATCGAGATTGGGTAGATGTTCAGACTACTTACACAATGAACACTGGTTATATCTATTCAGGTTCATGGACTTTTACTGGCACAGGGTGTGAAACTGTAAGTGGTGGTGGAACTCTAAGAGGTAGTGGAACGCTATTAAGTGGTGGATTTTTGGCTGTACATGACAATAACGGTTACTACTCAACCACCATAAATTCAGATTTAAGTTTTTACTATTCAGATGCTAACGCTATTTTAGAAGAAACAATCGTATTGCCTAACATTCCCCGCGCAAGTAGTGGAACGTGGAAAAACAACAAATCCCATGTCAAACTAGACGGAAGCGACACGATCACGTTGCTATTAGATAAAAAAGTAAGCAAGTACAGACATTCTTTAGTTTGGGTAGTTGGTGATAGTGGTCCGAAGTGGCTAAACACCAATGATATTGATACAGAGTATGTATTCAAGCCTACAGAAGAAATGATTAAGTATGCGACTGATACACAATCAGTCTATGGCTATCTAGGCATTGGCACATACGCTGACGGAACGCAAAACGCGACAATGATAGGTACATCAAAGATTGGCTTTTATATTGATTTACCAGCCGAAAAATATGCGCCAGTAATCAATAGCGCAACAGTTAAAGAAATAGGAAATAGCAGAGTGCCTGAAGATAAAGTATTCCGTTATTTATCCAAGAAAAAGTTATCCATGCGAGCAGATGTAAGGGGATATGCAACAGTTAAAAGCGTGTATGCATTACACAATAAGCAACAATCCCCTTTAAAACTTGCTGATGGCGTGTATAGCGTTGATTTAGAGGGCATGAATAACGGGGACATAGAATTTGTCATTGAAGATAGCCGTGGCTTTAAAACAACGCAAAAATGGCAAGGAACGTATGTTCCGTATTTCTTCCCAACAATTACAGAATTTACCGCCGAACGTGACAATCCAACAGTCAATGACGGATATGCGAATGCAAAGGGAACATTCTATAATGGCGAAAATAACTTGCTGACTATCACAGTAAATGATGAAAGCGGTCATAGTGTAAACTCAACTGGCACACTATCAGGTAATGAATTCACCGTTAAGCAACGCATCAACGGCTATTCATACGATAAAAACTACAATCTGAGATTAAAGGTCACGGATAGTTACGGGCAATCCACAGAAAAGTCGTATGTACTGGCTGGTAATTTGTGGGCGATGATTTTGGCTAAACTTACCACAAGCGTACACATGCTATGGGTTAGGAAGAACGGCAACAATCCATGTGGAATTTATAACGAGGGCGACACTTCAACACTTGGCAGAACATACGCAAAAGGTGGGCTGGTAATTGGTGGTGATGACACATTCCTTGTTAAGCGTTTTGGTGCTGGTGGTACGCGAAAAACATTTAACGCATCAATGAATGATAGAGAAGATGTTCGTATCACGATTACAGCGCCTGACGGCTACAAAACAATCGGTGTAATACAAGCATATACAGATTATAGATGCAGTGTTTCGCTATATAACTTTATAAATGGGATAGCGTATTGCACAGTTTACAATGCGAACGGTTGGGCTAATGTTCCTATTGGTGCAAGCGTTGATGTTCTGTTCTATAAATGCAAATAAGGAGGTGACAAGATGATTATTGACGGTAAAAAGTTTACAGAGATACAAGACAGCAATAAAAGTGTTGTCACATTTCAGCGCAAGGTTTTTGAAAACCTAAAGCCACTAATTGATAGTTTTGAAGTTGGTGTTATACATGAAATAA